TACTACAAGTGCAACTACATATAAATGGCAATGGCATGTTCCAAACTATAATAATCAAACAATTTATTTGAATAGAAACTATAGTCAGCAAAACTATCCATATAATACTTGGAAATCATCAAGAATGATATTAATGGAGATAGCAGCATAGAACTGCCTACCATCAAACTGCCAGATGCAGTACAGTTGCAAACCCCGTCATTACCTCTCCCTACAGCAGATGTTCCCTCATATCAACCTTTGGTCGTACCTCCGAGCGATTTACGAAGACCCGAAGGTACAAAGGAGGTGCAAACAGAAGAAAACCCACCCCCAAAAATACACTTTCCGCCCTTACCTAGTATCACTTTACCTTCGCAAGAAGTCTTAGTTGCTGCGTCTGTTACTGCTGTAACTGCTGTGGCAGCTGCGACTGTTACACAACCTGTAATTAATGCGTTGAAAGATAGAATACAAAAGTTCTTACAAGGCAAGATAAACAAATGGAAACAAAACCGCCAGAAAAGAAAAACATGCTCAGAAAACTCAAAGAAAACATAGATGACCATGACGAACAGATGGCAGTTCTAGGTGCAATAGTGCGTCTAGGTGTAGTCATTTGGTCTGGTTTTATAATTACACTAAACTATGTAGAGCTGCCTATGGTCAAGAAGACTGGAGCATCGTCAGATATAACGTTTGTGGCTTCGATCTTTACTGGAGCCCTAGCAACCTTTGGCCTATCTACAGGTAGAACAAAAGGCGAAAAAGACAAACAACCAAAAGTATGAAAAAACTAATCATACTCTTAGCCCTGTTATCACCCGCAGTAGCAAGAGCTAATACTGTCACACCCCAGTTTACTACAGGGTCTATGAACAGTACAACAACTACAACTCAAACTATCGTAGAAACAGAGCAAGTGCAAGTATTCGGTGCAGCCGTAAACACTTGGTCTGGATCAAACGTATCAGCAGCAGCAAGTGCTGGTATCGCCGGTGGTGATGCAGTATTTACAGTTACTGATAACACATTACCATGGAGTTTAGAAACAACAACAAGAGCAGCAGGCTTAGTAGAACAAAGAGATTATACAAGAAACTTTACAATAAACTCTACTACTACATCGCTCTCTGTCTTCTCTCAGTAACACCTGTATACGCTGAAGGAGATACAGTTAATAAATCAAATCCTGTAGCAGCAGCTACGGGTAATGTGACGAACCAAGCCGTACAGTTTCAAAACAACGGTGCATCGTCACGTCAGGTATATGGCCCAAACATCCAATGTAATGGGTCTACTATGACGTTTAGTCCTTTTTATATGGGTAACGATACCAACCCAGAGGTTGAAGAAGGTTACAACATCAATCAAAACTGGGGCTTTCAAGTTAACTTTATGGTTCCGCTAGATCGTGAAGGTCTACGGCAGTGTAGAGCTATAGCTAAACGTCAAGAAGAAAAGATGCGACTAGACTATGAGCTAGTACGTGCATTAAAATGTGCAGAGCTGATGCAACGTGGCTTTACATACCATCCAAAGTCAGAGATGAAAGTATTATGCCAAGACATTGTACCAATATCTGCCCTACAACCACCTAAGAAAAAGAAATTTTGGCAACGATGAGCACACTATCAGAACAATTTGCGAGAGAAGAAGAAGCTCGTAAAGCAAAGAAAAAAACAAAAGCAAAGCGTGACGAACATGGACGTTTTGTAAAAGCTGAAGACACAGCAGATCTATCAACCCCATCATTCTAATGATTGCACTAATTAAACCAATACTGTTCAAGTTTTTGGGCAGCACAGCTGTAAAGCAGCTTGTAGTAAATCTACTAGAAGCATACAGTAAGACTACTGACAACACAGTAGATGACAAGCTAACAGCTCTTGTCAAGAAAAACTTATTACCAGAGTAATGATAAAGAAAGAGCAAGAAGACGAACTCGAACTTTCTTATGGACAAAGGTTTCCTAAAAAAGAAGTTACTATAGAAAACTTTAAGGAAACCGAACAGCCTAAGAAAAAAATTACACGTGAAAGTTTTATCAGAGATCCTAAAACTAGGACTTTGAGAAGAAGAGGATCTCCAACTGCACAAAGAGCGGAGAACATAGAGAAAAACAGAAAAAGAGCACAAGCTGCGGCTACAAAAAGAAAACAGGCAAAAAATAAATGATTAAAGTCATAGATAACTTTTTAGAAGATAATGTTTTTACAGGTATTCAAACACATGTAATGGGTGATTGCTTTCCTTGGTATTTAAATGATTATAGAAGTGAAGGTAATCCTCTTTATGATTATCAATTTACACATACCATAGTCAAAGACGATATGATTCTTAGTAGTTACTTCCCAGTTATCTATGATGCTTTTTTTGCAAAGTTAGGAATTAAAAAAGTTCTTAGAGTAAAACTAAATTTAACAACAAGAACTGAAAATTTATTTAATCATGGCTTTCATGTTGACACTTTACTAAAGAGTAAAACCGCTGTTTTTTATGTAAATACTAATAATGGTAAAACAGTATTTAAAAATGGTGAAGAAGTAAACAGCGTCGCAAACAGAGTGGTAATATTTGACACAGACTTAGAGCACGCAGCAACAAGTCATACAGATGAGAAAACACGAGTAGTAGTTAATTTTAATTATGAATGAAAATCCAAGGGTTATACCTAAAAAAGCAACAGAAGAAAGTTTTAACGAGCTACACTACCTTGTTACAGAGGACTTTCTACGCAGAATCAAGAGTGGAGAAGCAACAGTACAAGATCTAAAGGCAGCTTGTGATTGGCTCAAAACCAATGACATAACAGGCGTCGCTTACGAGGGTAGCCCCTTGGACAAGCTTAACAAGATCATACCAACTGTAGATCCATCTTTAGTCAAGAGAAAAGTCTATGGCAAAAACTTCTAGTTACTACAAGAAAAACCCTACTGCTGCGGCCAAGCGTCGTAAACAGCAGGCTAAATACAACAAAACACCAAAAGGTTTAGCAATACGAGTCAATGCGAACAAACTTAATAAGAAACTTGGTACATATGGCAACCGTGACGGCAAAGATGCCGCACATTATAAGGGTAGCACAACCAAGGGCAGATTACAAAAGCCATCAATTAACCGAAAAAGTCGCAGCAAATGACCCCATTACTACCAACACCTGATTACTATTTACACAACTTAATAACCATGACGAGTTCAGAATCTAAAAAGCTCTGGAGAAGGGCTATCAAAGAGCACTTTAATTGTCAATGCGTTTATTGTGGAGGAACTTATGAATTACAACAACTCACTATCGACCATGTACGCCCAAAATGCAAAGGGGGTAAAGATGAAACGGCGAATGTCGTGCCATCTTGTCGACGATGCAATCAGGAAAAAGGTAGTAAGGACTGGCTGGACTGGATGAGGTCGACATTCGGCATCACTGACAGAGAACAAACTATTCTATCACATATCAGATGAATGAAGATGACATACTACAAGACGACCTAGATGAAAACGAAGAGATTGATCCTAATGACCCAGAGAAAGGATTAGATAAATATGTTAAAAGAAATCTAGAACGTCGTAATCGAGAGTATCAGGAGCGTACAAAAGGTAATGAAGAGTTACGTAAAAGAGCAGAAGAAGAACAAAAACGAATAGATGATATACTAGAAGATAGACCCGGTGAAACTTCTATTGAAAGAAGACGTAGAATATCACGTCAAATGGGTCGATATTACAAAGGAAAGGAACGTTTACGTCCTGATGCTGACATACAGACAGAAGGTAACTTAAAAGGTCAACCTAAACCAGAAGATATCTTTGGCCCAAATTATAAACGTAAACCTACATATCTAGATGATATAAAAGATAATGATGGACTTAGGTTTGCCGGAGGTCTTTTAGTTGAAATTTTTGGAAACTTAGGTCTTGATGCTGCTGGTATAGTAGCTGATACGTTTGTACCCGGAGCTGGTACAGCAATACAAGCTCCCGGATCTGCTTTTTTTAACTGGGCAAACCAGAAAATAAGAGGAGAAAAAGAAATAAACCAAGGTGAAATGGCTGCTGCATCTGCTGCTAGTCTAATACCCGGATTACAGCCATTTAGAGCTGCTACTAAAGCAGG